TATCCAAATCTAACACAGCTTGATTACTAGACATATTACCAGCTAACTTACCAGTAGCAGCACCTTTCTTAGCTTCATTAAAACTATCAGTTACAGCTAATCCCATCTCCCTCATATAGTATAACCACTTATCAGGTTCCCAACCAGCAGGCATTTTAGCTAAATCTAAGTTAGCTACTTTACCAATATTCTTAGCAAAAGCTAATTGAGTTCTATGATAAATAACATTATATAAGTATTGATAAGACTTCATAATGTCTAATAGAGATTGAGGTTGAGAACTATTAGTTTTGTAAATAGTACCAACATATCCACTAGCACATTTAGATAAGTTATTTAAAGTTCTAAACTGGATTGGTCTAGGTTGCATCTTAATATAGATATCATTAGCAAGTTTAGTACCTTCCCACCACTCACCAATCCAAACCCATTTAACTGATTCTCCAGCTTCTTTATTTACCTTATATGTTTCAGGTACATAAGTTTCTTGAGGTTGTCCTAACTCATCTATATAAGATAATACACCTACTTTCTTAAGACTTCTCCATACAACTTTAACACGTCTTACATTGTTTTGTGAATCAAATGCAAGATAACTATTAGCAGATACATTTACTTGATTAATATTAATACTATTAGTAAAACCAAAAGGTATTGCAAAGGTAGGATCTTGCAATTCGTAGTTAACAGGTCCACCGTAAGTACCTTTAGCTTTATACATAGTACGTTCACCTAACCAATCTATTTCAGATGGTTTAAGATACTCATAATAATCATCTATAATCTTACTAACAGGTACATAATCCTCCTCAATAATAATATCACAGTCCTCTACTTTATTAGAGTTAGGAGGTAGTAAAAAATAAGTATTAAGAGGATTACATTTGTAAACAACAGGTTCGTTGTTCTCTACATCTATTCTATAGATTTCTTCAGCACAAATTAAACTATCCTCAAACCCTCTCATAAAGGCATCAGGTAAGTTATTCTTTTGTGTATAATATTTTAATAACCTAGTACCAGCAATTTCTCTAACATCTTGCCACTCATAGGTCATGTATTGTTTCTTTTGTCTAAGTCTTTTCTCAACTTCAGCTTCAAAAGCAGCTTTAGCTTCCTCAGTTTGTTCTTGAGGTTGTTCTAAACCTTCAAGTAATATTTGCTCAATTAATTGTTGATAAGATTGTATTTGAGCTTTCTCTTTTTCACTAATAGCATCTTCATTATTAACTTTAAGATGGTAATCAAACCTTCTTTTAATTTCCTCACCTATTAAAGTCTTAATATAAGGATTAATAATAGAGTGATTTAAAGGTCTTGCAGGAAAATGTACATCTTTTAACCCTAAAGGATTCATAATAAGTTCCATATCACTAGGATGGAGCTTACCTGCATATAAATCGTAGTTAACCAGCTTAGAATACCTAGAATTTCTTGTATATTGGTTTTGATTCAATATCAAAGTTTCAGCAGCATCTACATTTTGCTTACGCCATTCCTCATTTTTAGATGATTCTGGTAGTTTCTGGTTAGGAAAAGTAATATTTAAGTTGAATTTGTTCATATGAAAAATTGTAATGTATTACTTATATATAATTATCGGTATTCATGTCCAAAAGTTATTCCACTGGGTATATAGCTATTGTTTGTATTGGTATATCTATTAAAAAAAGATCTAAATTTATCCTCTTCTTCTTCCTCTTCTTCAACAATTAGTTTAATTCTATCTTCTTTAAGTATTAAAAGCATACCTAAACTACTAACTCTATCAAAATTACCATTTTCATTCCAATAAATTATCTCTTTTAATAGAGGAATACTAGGAATTGTGTGTGTATTTGTAATTCCACCCTCTTTATTGTAAGCTTGATCAAGCATATAGCTTCTAATTAGCTGTCTAGCGTACTTATTTACCTCTTTAGAGGCATTAGTACCCTTACTAGTGTTACCAGAATCCCTTATAATGGTAATAATTTGTTGATCTTTAAGTATTTTAGGTGTATTACAGAGTAAATGTAAGCAATTTCTTTGCTCAAAGTAAGCAAATAGACCTTTTTTATTGTTTTCGTAGTTACCAACAGCATTATAATATACCATTAGCTTCCTACAAATCTCAAAAAACTCTTTAGCAGTCTGTGGTCTACCTGTATATTCAGCTACTATTCTACTTGTTAAGGAATGCATAATAAATATACTACCTAATGAATCAGTACTAGACTGATCATCATCATAAGGGTCAATACCAGCAATATACATACCATGTACAGGTTTATCAGTATAGGGTTGTTCAAAGATTTGTATACAACCTTCTTTATCATCATCAGCTTGTAAAGGAAACTTTGATATAGGTAATTTATCAGTTAATTTAAATTCTACACCAGTTTCAGTTTGTTTTAAATCAGCTGACCAATAAGAATCAGTAATTATCTTATTAGATTCTAACTCGGCTAATCTATCTTGAGCTAAATCAGTAGGAAAGATATTATTACCTTTAACTAGGAATGCTTCCATGGTAGTAAGAGGGTACTGGGTAATACTATCTCTAAAAGCTTTCATATCACCTTTCTTACTCTCTCTATACTTTAGAATAGATAAGGTAGCTAACTTTTGATTAGAGTTACCATCTTCATCTACCATAGGAGTTACCTTATTATTGTTATTAGGATCAGGATAGTTACCAAACCTTTGTTTACTAGCAGGTAAGAACCAACCACATTTAGTACCAGTCTTTTCTTTATCCCAAATATTATCAAAAGCTAATAGATTAAACTTCTCAGGATTATAAAACATCTCAGAGAACTGTAAAGAGCCTTTATCCATATCACCAGCTGTACCAAATAAGATAGGTAATCCAATCATATCATCACCATCTTTCCAAGTAGGTTCAGATATATTATAAGACTCCTTAATATTAGCAAATAGACCAGCTTCTTCAAATAGGAATATGTTAGCACTTAAACCAATTGAGGAGAAGGGATTATCTTGAAATGTTAAACGTCTAATCTCTGAATTATAACCAGCCCATTGTGGTACACCATCAACTACTTTTTGATGTCTAGCCATAACATGTTCTTTAGTATCAGGATTACGTGGTTTAAACCACACTGTACTCTTATTAAGAAAGTTTAATCCTTCTAAAGCCATATTCATTGTATTCTCAGATAGCTTCTTTTCATAAGCTCCAATAACACATTTAGCATCTTTATAGAAGTTATATTCATGGACTACTACAGCAGCATTCTTATAAGAGAAACCTGTACGTCTAGGTTTAGTCATAATAACACCTTTCTTTTGTTTCCTAGCTTCTTCTAATATAAGAAAATATTCTAAATCCACATCAGTAAACTTAGGAAATATCTTTTTCTTTCTACCAGTAACAGCATCTTTACCTAAGATTGGAAAGAAGTTTAAATAAAAATAATATGGTCCAGGTATATATAGATCACCTATCTTATACCCTTCCATACATCTTTTTACTTGATCATCCCAAAACTCTTTATACTGATAAGTACCAGGTAAAGCCTTAGTATACATATCATGCTTTTCAAAGAATTGTCTAGTTTCAAGAAATTGATTAGTTCCTATTAACATCCGTATTCAGATTCAAAATGTTTAGTTTGCTTAACTCGCTTAACTCGCTTAAATTTACGTTTAAGCTTATTCATTATATTCACTATTAACTTGTATATCACCACGGTTTCTTGAAGATTGTTTTTCTACCTCTTTCTCAACAGCTTGTTGTAACTTATCAAAATTACTTACAGCAGTTGATATATTTTTATATACCTCTAACACTAGTTTAATTGATTCATCATCAACACTAGTAGTTTCTAAATAAGTTGCTATATCATCTATTTTATTCTTAGCAGCTTGCATTAACCTTTGTAAAGGAGTTTCTTGTAACTGTTTATACTTAGTTAATGCCTTAGTAACTTTATCACTTACTTTATATTCAGAATCACCAAGCATATCTTGCTTAATAGATTCATCCTTTTTATCTTTAGGATAGTTACTATAAGGAGAGTTATAATCTACAGTATGATAGATATAGGTAAAGGCTTTAAAAGCCTCTACCTTATCTTTTGTTTTATCTGTTTTCCATATTACACTAAACTCTGGTATAGTTAGTACTTCAGGAGAAACAATTATATTGTTATCTTTTTGTTGAAAGATCCTCATAATTAATCATTGTGACCTGATTCAATAGTACCAAAGTAAGCATCTTCTACTAGTTCCTTATCTACAATAGTATAGATAGCAGACTTGTATACTTGAGCATATTCAGTTTTAATATCATTTTGTTTAACAGTTAAAGGCATAACACTACCAGCTCCTAATACAAAATCACCTACTTTAATACCTTCTACATCAGAAGCTACAGCTACTACTCTAAATACACCTTGATACTTGTTAACATCAGTATTCAATAAAATACCACTTGCAGTCTTAGTAGGCATTTCTAAAATTACTGTTCCATTTAAAGGAGTAATACCTTTCAATTCATTTTCTTGTTTCATTCTTATTGTTTATTTATTATTAATCTATACTTTCATCTAAAAATTTACCTAATGGACATTTACTACTTAAGCTTCTAGTTTTAGTAGCTATAGGACATCCACAACCAGGATACTCTTCACCTTTTTTTCTTATTGAAT